AGGAGGAGGTCAGTCACTTCACCGTTAGCATTCTCATCCCCGCCGGCATTCATCTTATAGAATGGATCCACTATTATCATAGAGTAATCTTTGAAGTAAGGCCATGACCTCATCACTTGGAGGAGAACGATGGGGTTATATTCAATAGATCTTAGGTGCCACACATGAAAGTTATCGGTCACCCCTAGGCCCTTGGCTTCGGCCACTCCCCGCACACGCTTCTTAAAAAACGGAGGGATGAACTCGAGATCTATATATAATACCTTACTCTTTCTTGTTGGTTGTCCCATCCATGGTACACCGTGGGCCACGCTCAATCCAAGGTCGATGAGTTGCCAAGTCTTATAGGATTTGGACCCACCCCCAAGAATCATCTTCCCTCCCACCGGGAGGAGGCCCTCGACACAATAGTCGGGTAGTTTGATGGTTACATTAGGGTCACCCCAATCTTTATATGACTCCGGCTCGGGGATAGTATCATGTACAATTTCCTGTACCTCTTCCGGCATCACATCGACATGACTTGGAGCCGTGTGGCTCATGTTTACAGATGGAGGAGGAGAGTCGATGGGTATATCGTCCCATGTCTCTGCTTTTAATCCATCAACGAATGGTTTTAGTGGGTCATCACTCATGTTCTATTATAATCTCCTTTATTTTTTTATGGTTTTTAATTTTGTTCAATGCTTTCTTTGCTATCTGCTCCACCCTTTGCTTGGTCATCCCGGTAAGCCGGGCAATCTCTGCGTAGCTACGGGGTTCATCGTTCAAGATGGCACACGCCTTGAGGAACAGATCGTTAATTTCTTTTGTTACCTGTGAGCTAGGAGCGAACGGGTCCGCCGTCCCTGTAACCCACGCATAACAGGCATCCACCTTATACCCGGTCAACTCAGATAGTTCTATTGCTTTGGTCCACTCGGGTGTACCTTTACGCTTGGCCATCCAAGTGTATCTCCCTGTTCACTAGCTCGTTAGGTAAACCTGCCTCAGATATGTGGGAATCTTTAGAGCTCACACCCTTGCGGTGTAGTCTCCATATCTCCCCACCTTTAGCTCGTATAAACTCCGCCTCGTTTTCAAAGCGGACATCGTCCACAATAGACAAGCCTTTCTCATGGCTAATCTCTTCCATTAGATAGTTAACCCATATGTCGGGCCACATCTTACGGAAGCACTCGGTTCCTACATTTTGCAGTAGGAATCTACCTGTAAGGTGCTCGGGCCACCCCGGGATTGGTGTCTCTTTATAATCGTATAAGAATCGCTTCGGGACTATAGTAGAGAGCATTGCTTTTATAGGTGTAGCTAGTGAAAACACTTTACCTTTCAGTACGGTTTTAGCATAGGTAGTTTTGCCAACCCCCTTTGGTCCGGCCAATCCTATTAGCATAGGTTTGCCAATCTTGTTATACTTTTTTACTAGCTCGGCCCAATCGTTTCGCGTCATGTAAGTTTCATCCTTCATCTAAAATATATTACCTCCTGTTTTTTATTAGTTCTTTGGTGAGTCCCCCATGGTAGGCGGACCAAATGGTTTAGTCTCATGGTGGCCGGGTCACCACATAGTAGGTGACAAGTATCCTCAAACTCCTCGAACGCTCGAGGTGTAGCAAAGGACACATCGAACCATGCATGGAGAGAACTATTGCCGGAGGATACAACCATCCTTAGTGGCATTTGTTTCTTCAAGTGCATGATCACGCCGGCTTGCATATCGTGTGTCATCCATGGTTCATCCGACTCATAGATTGTATACAATCTTTCACGGACAAACTCTCCCTTACGGGCCGGGGGATCCGGCTTGAATGGGTTGGGCATAACCATGGAGTGCCTTGACAAATCAAGATCCGTCCATTCCTCCACCATTTTTGGAAGGACACTATATGTCTCTTTACCTATGAACAACCAATCAGACTTTGCATACAGTCTGTTCAACGCTTCGGTCGGATCCTTCGGGACCATACCGGTATGATGTTTGAGTGTGGCTAGGTTTGCCTTGGTTGCTATGGTCCGGGTAAACACCTCGTTCTTCGGAGGCTTACGCCTTTGCTTCTCGAGGGTTACCGGGTTGGCTAACTTCTCCCGGTGCATGATGATTAAGTTCTCAACTTCCCGGGGCTGAAGAGCCCGCTTAGTATTAGCCTCGGCCAATGGCTTGAGCTTACCTAATATATAATCATCATCCCCGGTCAGTAAACATAACCGGTACACCGCACGAGAGATCGTGCGATGCAGACCATCATGGTCCTCGGTTTGAAAGTTAGAGAACGGAGTAATTAGATTAATCATCCTCCTCCTCGTCCTCCTCTAGATCGATCTCGGATTCAAAGAATATACCGGATCTCTCGTTAAGGATCTCGGTTATGATATCCTCAAGCTCAACCTCCTTATCCTCGATGGGTTGGTCATCTAAGAACTCATCAAGTACATAGTTAAATTGTTTCTCGAGGTACTCCTTTGCCTTACTCGCTGAGTCCATTGGAACATCTCCTTATATCTATTTCTAATGGTAGCTCGGGCATCCAATCGGGTGCCTTGCAAGCGATACCTTTAATAATATCCATGGTCTTATCCGCCTCGTCCTTCCGGCACTCTATGATAACAGAGTCATGCACATGGAGGAGGACCTTGAGATCTGCCTCATCTAGTTTGACTAGGCAATCAGCTAACAGATCACGAGCCACGGCTTGTGTTACATTCTCAACGAGCTTGGCTCCCCATGATTTCTCGGTGCCTTTACCTTTCACATATTCTACGGTCAACGGCTTGTGTTTAAGAACCTCAAATCGTAGATGCCTACCCGAGGGAAGATGGATCTTGTGAGCCCCGGTCTTGCGAGTAGCAATAGCTTCAAGCTCATCCCAATACTTTACGATCTCAGGATTTTGTTTCCGGTAGTCTGTTACAATCTTCTTAGCTTCCTGTTCCGAAAGGTTTACCTTACCACCTGTTAACGCTGATGCTACATCCTTAAAGGTCTTGGCTCCACACCCATAGCCAAGCCCAAGCACACGAGCTTTACAGATTTGTCTTAGTTCCGGATCACCTTTAGCTAATGGCTCATCCCCGGTATAGATTCCGCACATCCTAGCATGGGCCTCATAGATATCCATACCCTCACGGATCATGGCCAAGGTCTTATCATCCTTGACTAAGCATAGGAGAACACGAGGCTCTATGTTTGCGAAGTCGAATTGAATGAAGCAATGGTCCGGGGCCGGAGTAAAGAAACCCATGACATTAACGCCCATCAATTCTTTCTTGGCTAGTCCTTGAAAGTTTACACCTTGGGATCCGGAGAACCTACCGGTGTGAGCACCCCAATAATTTAGTGGTGTACTTACCCGGCCATCCTTACGGATCCGTAGCTCTAGATTCTTGAGAGTTGATATCATCTTCCGTAGCTTACGAATCATAGACATCTTTGCCGTGATAATAGATCCTTCCGGGTACCTACTAGCCCAATCAAAGTAACGAGCATCCTTGGCGTTAGTAGTCTCCGGTTTAGGCATACCATTAAGGGCACACCATTTAGCGAACTCCTTCAAAGAAAGAGACGGCCCCTCCCATGGGATAGAGCTCTGTAGTTTTACTAACTCATGGTCTAACGCTTGTTGTCCCTTCTCCGATCTTAACTGATCGAACCCTATCCCATTCCGTGCGAACTTTCTCGTCAAGTGGGACACTCTTTCCTCGAGTGCCGGGTACCGGTACATCAATGCATCCGCTATCCAATAGCAAGTGCTCGCATCTGATTGACAATAAGCTACGAACCCGGCATCAGCTAGGCATTCCTTCTTAGTCCACCCCTTGGCCTCCTCCCGCTTGGCCTTCGAGATCTCTTGCCCCAAGATATGGTAAGCGGATCCGAGTAAGTCACCGGGGTAGCCAAAGTATTTTGACATATGCTTAGTACAGATCCACCGCTCCGGTTTGAATGGCGGTAGCTGACCTAGTTCAATGGCTCGTTCACAGGCTTGTTGATCGAACTCTGCGTTATGGGCAAAGATAATTGCTCCGTTTAATTTCTCCACCGGTGCCGTTGCCGGGTCACCACTATAACTTTCCCCTTCATTGAAGAAAGCAAAGACGGTCATGTCAAACTCGGGTGAGTTTACATAAGCATCTATACCATTGGATAAGTTGTAATCTTTTGTGAAGTATGTTTCTACATCGAGTGCGTATATCTTTTGCCCTTCTAGGATTGTTGACAACGCTAGTGATCTAGAGTAGTATGGGTTTTCCTTTATCATTATTTCCTTTAATTTTGATCTCTGAGGGGATGAGTTTGGTCGCTCATCCCCTCATTTGTTTTAGTCTGTTTGTTTGTTTCTTCGTGGGTCGTACTTCTTCATGTACCGCCAAACCCCACAAGCATGAGTGAACGCTTCATAAGCATCCCGGACCTGTTCGCCGGTGTACTTGACAACGATGAACCTTCCCGGCTCGGTGCTACTGACATAAGCATTAGCTCCGAATACCTCTCCGGCTTTCACTCTATCTATCCCCCAATAAGCTCCGGCATACGAAGCGATCTGCATTAGCTGACCATCGTATGGCTTAACTTGTTTGTCCGGAATAGATGGGTAAGTCTTACGAGTCTTCCAATCTACTACTAATGGTTTACCCGTAGAAGTTTTCGCTCCGATGTCCATGGTTCCCGCATACCCCTCTTCCATATTGACCACGACTTTTTCTCGTTCGATGAACTCGAGCCCATCCTTTTCCTTCCAATCAAGTACCGGATCCATGTAGACTTTCCAATCATCCGGACACGGCTGACCATTAAGGACATCTTCGCACACATTGTGGAAGTTGGTCCCGAAGTCTGCCGAGTCGCTGACTTGTTGGTAAGCTAGTTTAACCATACGCTTGGCATATGACTCGTCCTCCTCCCCTTCAACAGGGCGGTGCTTGAAGGCTGACTTACCCACTTGAGTTTTAGCCCACTCATTAAGGAATGATTTATCTAATACACCGGTGATGGAGGTAGGGCTAGGCAATAAGCCTAGCTTCCTAGCATCTCCAACATGAGTGTTACGAAACCCTGTTCCCTTAGAGTTGGCCACCTCATGGCACGGCCTACCGTCCGGGAAATACCAATGTCCTCCGGAGGCCATCAGAAAGGGACATCCTCGGAATCATCATCATCCTCGGTGTCGGGTTTAGGTTGTGGGTTAGATGGCGGTGGGGTTTCTTTCGGTAAGGTAGGATCCTCACTCTGTACCGGTAGTGCTCCAATATCTGCACCGGCTTCAATCATAAGCTCATTGAACTCAGATGATTCCGGGCAAGCCTTTTTGTATGCCTCGGGTACTGCACTTATGTTTGTGATGGCACCATACACGGTACCTCTGCCACTAGTTCTCTGCTCCACGGTCAAGCTAACCTCTTCACCTTTTAAACAATTAGGGTCAAAGGTTGTAGGGAACTCACCTCGCCAAGCTACTACCGCCTTGTAGAAGTTTGACTTAGGGGATCCGCTCGCCTTGTATACATTTGTTTGTACAAGGAATTTATTATCTCCGTCCTTCAAAGCAAAAAGAAATCTTACTGCCGGGATAGTTTCCAACTCCTCGGACTGATACTTTTTTCGTTTGAACTTATCGTTAGTGTCTACATCTACGCACCTTGCTAGGAAGGTACCCGATGGGCACGGCGTTATTATTTTCCAACCGAGTATGTCTAACATCGGTAGGTCTCCATCTTCTTGTCTATTTATTTGCATGATCTTTGATCTATTTATTTTGTGCGTAATTCAGAATGAGCCACGCATCACTATTTTTTTTGGTCACCTTAGTAGGTAACGGAAATAATCTTTTGGCCTCCTCCCAACAGAGGTCCTTTCTTTCTTTGTAGGCTTTACCCTTTATGCCTGTGTACATGGCTTGCCACGCTTGGGGTCGGACCAAGTGCATACGAATCCCGCCGGCCATAACTGCTCCTTTAATGAAGCCAAAGTTTTCACCGAGAACAAAGCCGGTGCTCTCCGGTCTCTTCATCCCTGTAGTTTTAGGAGGGTGCTCAACATACCACTCCACGGTGTAGTCAATCATAGCTTCTTGGATGTGCTGAACGAGATCTATGAACTCAGCCTCCCCACCCCATGACCATGAATTTAATTTACCATCACCCCAACGGATGACGGTTGCCCCATTCTTACCGGGGTCAGTTGCTAGTAGTATCTGTGCCATTATCTTGTGTGGTTTTGGTGCATTGAGTAGCATAGGTCTGCAAAAACGACATCAACTCCTCCAAAGAACCAAGATAAAAGGTCCCATGAGTTGAGATGAATACTTCTTTTCCACCACGAATTGTTAGTAATAAATTATCCGAAACATATGAATGCTCGGTACTCTCTTGGTTATTTTCTCCCGCCATTTATATAATATCTAAATCATTTGCCGGAGCCACGAGGTCGGCGTAATACTTTTCCGTAGTTGTAACACTTGCATGGCGGAGTGTCTTGCTCGCTACATATATACCATGCTTGGATGCGAGCATTGCTCCCAAGCATTTCCTTAAAAAGTGAAGAGGCTTGTCAGATACCACGCCCATGTGGTCCCGCAAGAAAGGTACGAACTTACGATCAACTAATTTCTCTACATTAGTGGAGTCGATTACCTTATCAGTAGGGGCATGGCCATTCTTCATAGCCATGATCGCATCGAATGTAGATGCGGGTATGTTTACTTGTTGTTCTTCGTTAGCCTTAGTAGTGCCAAGGATAATAAAGTTTCTGCCGTTGAAAGAATATAGGTCCTCCCATTTAAGCCGGATGATTTCACTACGGCGTAGGCCACCACTACAAGCCAACAAAAACATTTTAAAAAACTCGGGGTGAGTTTCTCGAAGGGCCTTGCCCTTCTCGTAGATAGATAGGATCTCGGTATCACTAACGCGGAAAGGTTTGAGTACGGGTTGAGCCGGAGAGTAAGCAATAATGTGAGCAAAACAACTCACGGTTATTTTCTTTTCGTACTCTAAATAGTAAAGGAAGTTCTTAGAGAAAATACTCCTTACCTTCCTTAGTTTATTAAGATTACCTACGCCTTCCTCAAACCTGCGAATAAAACTTTTACCCTCCTTTATTAAACCTAATCGATCGATGGAACCATTAGGGTCTATGTTAGCCCACACTACTACATCAATGAACGCATCCCAATTCCTTTTGCGAGTAGCGTAGTTAGCTTTAACTAGCTTACATTCTAAATATAACTTTCTAAGATCCGGATTAATTTTACAATTCCTAGCCGGGTTAGTTATCCGAGCACGAGCCTCCTTGATTAAAGCCGGGGCTAATTTCTTTGCTTGATTTAAGTCTTTTGTTCCGGTGCTAACCTCCACCACATGAGAGACGCCTTCAACTTCGATGGTAAGTTTGACGGATATGTTTCGACTTTTTCTTTGGCACAAGTACATAAATAATCCCTTGGCCAACATGGGGTTTCAGGTCAAGCCGTGCAAGAAAAAAGTTTTAGCTTATCTAAAACCCTAGTGTTTATCAAGGGTTCCGTTCGAATATTTTTTTAATTCTTTTTAAGTCCTGTGATACTTCATCCCGGTTTTGCCTTAAAACTTTACTCTTTGCGTACCGGCTTACCTTGCCTTGTAATTTTTTGTAGTACAACTGCACTACATCAGACTTCATCTCGCTAATGGGTTTCTCTTTATTGCTTAGAAGTTCACGCAACTTAGTACCCTTATAATAATTATATAAATATAAATCTTGGGCACGGTGTAGATCTGAAAGCTCGTCATCATTCTCCCGGATCTTAGTTGATTGGCTAGGTGTGGTAGGTATAACCTTATGTCTTATCAGATCTCCAAGAGGTCCTTTTTCTGCCGGGCCGTCATATACTCTTGATAATATATTAGCGGGCCATTGATTATTGTATCTTTGCATTGGTTTACCCAACGGACCTAGCTCCGGCATACCCATAGACCGAGCTCCCGGAACAAGTGGTTGTAAATAAAAACCCATGGAACTTTGCAAGTCTCCGTCCGGGTATTTTTTGTTACTCATCATAGCATCTATTTGATAAAACAAATTAGGTACTAGGAATTGAGTAGGTGCTTGGCTGAAAACATTCTTAGCTTTCGAGATAGATCTATCATCAAACTTTAAAATATCTAAGATGTCAGACATACCTTTAAAGAAAGATTGGTCTTTCATTAGAGTACCGTAGGCCATGCAACCTGATGCGATTTGATTCGCCATACTAGGAGGCTCATCATCATACTTAGCTTGGTCTTTCATCCCTCCCATGAATGCAAGTAACCCACCGAATGGAGTTTCCTTATAGCCAAACTGATGGCCCATGATTGTAATAGTATGAGGCTTCCAATTACTAGCCATTAAAGTTTTTTTCTTAGCATAGTCGGTAGGCCCGGGTCCGGTAACATCGAACATTCTATTCTCTTCGTCTTCCTCTTCCCTAAAGAATAGATGACCGAACACACCGGCTACCGCACAACCCATGAGGTGCCTCATGTGCATATCTTTGTACGCTTCGCTAGTCATCTCGGATCCTTTATTAGTAACCTTGGACCCTCCGTGTTTGTGCCATAAAGCTCGAGCCACTCCAACCCCGGGAGTAAAATCGAATGTCATGTTCTGTACATTGGCCACCACCCGGATGAACGGCATTGCAAACTGACTGACTCCGGATAAAGCTCGCTTGGATAAAGGAACATCTTGGCCGGGAGTTTCAACAGGGTAAGAAGCCTGTGCTACTAGACTAGCAAAGGCACCTAACAAACCTTCGGGTTTGTTTTGGAAAGTAGTCCTTAACCCGAAGTGTTCTGACTCTGTTTTAATTTCTTGGCCACGGTTACTCTCGAGGATCTCATTAACTCTCCTCTGTTTATTTAATCCTGTTAAACCTTCTGTTGTTGCCTGTGCCTCCGCACCTTGTCTCATAGACTCGGTACCTCGTAACGCTTCCATTACATATCGTGTAAGTTCTTTGCCACGCTTACCCATTTTCTTACCTTCCATGTGTGCAAGAAAGGAAGCCTTACCTTCTATGTTAGAGAATCTAAACATCGCATCCATTGAGGACATAAAGCGGTGTACATATTTTAAATAGGAGAAAGGATTCTTAGTGCTTAACCGCTCGAGTACAGGATCGAATGCGTACTTATCCATCTCAAATCCGGCCCGGCCTCTACCGGTCCTCATAATAGACCTAGCTTCATCCCAACCTTTAGACAAACCGTGCAACATATTAATACCCATCTCGTAGCCAAGCCTTGGTGAAGTAGTTCCACCTCGAGCTAGGTTACCAACTTGCATTGGAAGTGCGGTAAACAAATTACCGGTCAAGTTAATCACTTGAGTAGATGGACCCGACACAAGGTTAGCAACTCGGATCGCAAGCATGGTAGCAAACAAACCATCACCGGCTTGGTTCTGTATTATATTAAGGAGATCTTGAGTAGCGTTAACTCTTTGGAAACCTTCGGGAGCTTTCTGAATCTTGTTACTAGCATCCATAACCTTCCGGGAAAACTCTTTGGTCACTCCCCCTTTGATCCCTAGCATTTGAGCAAGGGCTGAATACATATCTGTATCAGTAAAGGCACCGAGGTTAGAGAGCTCAATTATTTTTTGCTCTAAAGTCTTAGCTTTCTTACTGACCTTCTTACCTAGCTGAGTCTCTTTAAATTTCTTTAGTTGGTTAGACCGTTCCTTCGCCATCGTCCGGTTAAACTGAGTAATAAATCGGTTCGATATTTGTTGGGCCATACTAGCGGGTAGATCTAGCTCAGACATTAGCTCCTTCATTAAGCCATCCCTTGATCTATTCTGTGTGTCAAGATGCTTCCTAGCTAACTCCTTTAGTTTAATATCAAGAGCTTTCATCCGCTCTTGCATAGTGGAGTCCATGAGCTTACCGCTCGGATCCAATGGCATACGCCCGAAGTATTCTTGTAGCTCTGTAAATTGTTCAGTAGTTAGACTTTCATCGTTTAGCGTTTGTTCCGCTAGGTCCCGCCATACATCCTTATACTTTTCAGCATTAAGTAATGCATCCCGAAGCACCTCACTCCGTGGCCGTGGCTTCCGTTGGGAACCATCTGCATTCAACCCGGTCCTCTTCCCAATCTCGGTGATGAGTTCGTTAGTGAATCTAGCTAAAGGAGTGTTCGAGTTACCCTCGCTATGGTTTTTATTTAACTTAGCTACTAATCTTTTGTGTAGCTTATCAACCGCACCCTTCCGGTAGGCCCCCCATAAACTAGGAGCGAATTGTTTCTCGATAGCTTTAACTAAATTAGGAGCACTCTTGCGTAAAAACTCTATGCTCATCTGATCAAACCCGGCCTCTCGGGCTACCTTAATCAGATCCATTAACTCATTAGAAACTTCTCCGTGTTCCGGTAGCTTCCGGTTAACTCGAGCTTGAGTAGTCTTAGCGATTTGGTTCCTAGAAAATTTATATAAACTTGTGGCGTTAAGGTTACCTAGTTCCTGTAATATAGATATGGCTCGGCCATGGGATCTAGCTTCTTCAGACATCCGCATAGCTAGATCAATTGCCATGTCATCAAACTTGTTAGAGTTTGAGAATCCATCCAAGGTCATTTGACCGGGAGACTTTCTCTTGTTCTTGCGGTTGCGAGTTACATCAGCTTGGTGGCTCAATCTTTTAAGTACCACGGTACTAGCCATCAT